CGCTGCCAACGGTTAGGTGATAACTAACAAGGAGAACGACATGGACAAAGACGTAGGAGACGGTCGCGGTAGCGGTCGCGGTAGCGGTCGCGGTTACGGCAGCGGTCGAGGTAACGGTCGAGGTAGCGGTAACGCCAACGGCAGCGGCGACGGCAGCGGCGACGGTCGAGGTAGCGGTCGCGGTAACGCCAACGGTCGAGGCTTCGGCAACGGTGGAGGTTGGGGCGGAGGCGACGGTCGAGGTAGCGCCAACGGCGAGGGCGAGGGCGACGGCAGCGGATTCGGTTAGGTGACCACTAACAAGGAGAGAAGTATGAGACAGGTTACAAAGGAAGTCGTGATGGCATTCATCAATGGTGAATCACGCAAGCTCAAGAACACAGAGACAGACGGAAAAGAGCTCAAGCTGTTTGGACACGTCATCGCATTCCGTGCAGATGACGGTAAGACATACGCAACACTTGCGGGATGGGGCACACCAACGACACGAGAAAGGTTGAACGGGCTATATCAATTCACACACGGTAAGCGTCCATTCCACCAGATCAACCACGTGCAACACTTCGACGGGCAACCTATCGGAGACACAGAGATATTCTGCGTAGACGAATACGAAGGGACGTGAAGGTTAGGTTATCGCTAACCTTAGAAAAAACAACTACTCACAATCACTAAATGATACAACTAAACACTCACAGGAGACAGACGATGACGACTTCAAACACAGTAAACGCGGTAAACGAGGTTAGCGACACGCTAACATTGGTTCACTCAGCCCCCACAATTCGCAGTGTGCCGTCGATTAGTTCTTCCGCCATGCTGGTCGAGCTGAACATCTCAAATTGGTCTGGCCGAAAGAAGGATCGGGCAGCATCGGGAGAGATCACAACATCGAGCCAAGCCGAGGCGGGTGTGGCCAGCGTCACAAAGAAGCTCTTGGGTAACTCCAAAGAGCTCAAGGACATTCAGAACTTCATCAACTCAGCGAGGACTATCCACACAGAGATGACAATGCCGTGGTCCAACAGTGGTCTGCGCTTGTTGCCGACGACCTTCTATTTTAAATACAACGAGCGTATGAGCGCCGCCATTGGTGAGTTCAACACTCTCGTTAGTGTGTTCCTAACAAGCTACAGCTACGAGGTTGCACGGTCGCAAGTGAAGCTCGGTAACTTGTTCAACATCGACGACTACCCAACGCCCGAGTCACTTCAAGCCAAGTTCGGGTTTCACCTCAACTATCTCCCACTGCCAGACGCAGGTGACTTTCGCATCGACGTTGGCAATGATGCCGCCGCTGAGCTGCGCCGAGACTACGAGAAGTTATACGCGGACCAGTATAACAACGCCATCAAGAGTATCTGGAACAGGGTGTATGGGGCGCTGGCTCACATGTCAGAGCGCTTGGACTACACGGACATCGCAGATCGCAAGATATTTCACGGGGCTCTAGTATCAAATGTTGCTGACATGATTGGGCTTCTCCGCTCATGCAACATCAACAACGACAGCCAGATGTCAGCAATGGCAGATCAGTTGGAGAGTGCACTGAGTGGTGTCACACCCGACGGGCTGAGAGCGGATAACCATCTGCGCATCGAGACTAAACGCAAGGTGGACGCGGCCATTGCTGCTCTGCCTAGCTTGAACATCTGAACAACCAACAAAGGATAAAGACAATGCAATACCCAATCGGAGAGAAAGTTATCGTTCGTTCTGTAGACTCAGGCGTCCACTACGGCACACTTTACAGCATTGATGGATCAACAGCCCACCTGCAAAACTCGCGGCGCTTGTGGCTGTGGCATACGGGTGGCAAGGGTATCTCGCTGTCAGAGATTGCAATCTTCGGCATCAAGCACGAGAAGTCAAAGATCACTGAGACACTGCCCGATCTATATGTTCTTGGTATCTGCGAAATCATCCCGACACATGGTATGGCGCAAGCCACCATCGAAGGCGCAGCCGTGGCGGAACCAGAGTAGCCCAAGATCAGTTGACTTATTAGTCACGTTCTGATACAAATAGATATGTGAGGTTACACAGTCTCACATATAACCAGCCCGTTAGTTACTGACTAACATTTATATACTTACACAGGAGACGACCAATGTCCAATTCAGCACAACAGATGTATGCCCTCGACCTCGAGCAGTGTGTGTCGCTTATCAAAGCGGTGGGTAAAACGCGCACAGTCCTCATGCAGGGTGACATGGGTAACGGCAAATCATCTACCATTCACACCTTGGGCGACATGTTGCCAACGCACAGCAAGTGCTACTTCGACTGCACCACCAAAGACCTCGGTGACATCACAGTCCCATCCATGCAGAGTATGGACGAGCAGGGCTTCGTTCGCTTCCTTCCCAATGAGGAGCTGGGTGTTCACCTTGAAGGCCCGATCATCCTTATGATTGACGAGTTCGGTAAGGCCAACCCAGCTGTGAAGAACGCCATGTTGCGTGTTATCTTGGAGCGCAAGATTGGTAGTTACTCACTACACCCTGACAGCATCGTGTTTGCTACGACAAACAAAGGGGCCGAGGGTGTGGGTGATCTGCTCCCTCCCCATGCTCGCAACCGCATGACTGTTGTTCAGGTTCGCAAGACAGATCACATGTCTTGGATTGACTGGGGTATCAACAACAGTATCGACCACTCACTCTTGGGCTGGGTCAAAGACAACCCACACCTGTTCGCATCCTTCGAGGAGATCAAAGACCCTGACAGCAATCCGTATATCTTCCACCCCAAGCAGCAGCGCGCTGCCTTTGTTACACCTCGTTCGCTTCACGCAGCATCAGACATCATCCACGAGCGTGCCAGCTTTGATGATCAGACCCTGACTGCCTCCCTCATGGGAACAATCGGTGATCGCGCCGCGCTGGATCTCATGGCTTTCATCAAGTTGGCGGACCAGCTTCCAAGTTTGCAGTCTATCAAGGATGACCCAGAGAATGCCAAGGTTCCCGACAGCGCCGCGGCGGTGTGCATGGTTGTGTATCGCACGTTGTCTACAATCGACAAAGACTGGGTAGACGCATGGATGAAATACATGAGGCGCCTTGATGCTGAGGCTCAGGGATTGTTCGCCAACGGCGTGCGTTCACCACGTTATAACAAGGCCGCTATGATTATGACCAACAAGCTTTTCACGTCGTGGGCAATGGAAAACAACTACCTCTTTGGATCAGACAAGAAATGATGAAGCGATACTACGTTACCGTCGAGGGTTTAGTCTCACGCGTCATTCGCGTTACGGCGGCCGACCCTGCCGACGCCGCCGCTGAGGCCCGTCGAGAGTTCACAGCCACAGTCGGGGCGCTCAATGCCGAGGTCACGACCATAAACAAGGAGCCTGAGTTATGTTCAGCGAGCGAGCTAAAACATACACCCCTCCTCCGCGATGGTGGGAGTTTTTGCAGCGGGCGTTTACCCCCGGGAACTTCTGGATGAATTACCCATACTGTCCCCACCGGGACAGGTTTATCAGAACCGCCATATACCTCAACATGTTCTCCGAGGATGATCGCGGGTCAAAGTTTGTGCTGCTTGTGGGTGACACACGGGTCTGGGTCGGGAACTATCCGTATGCCTATGGCACGGATAACTGGACTCTTGATCCCGTCCGCCCCTCTGTGGGCACTATCAAACTACTGCGCCAAGTGCAGAACAAAATTTATAAGGATAACAAGTCATGTTAGCTATGGGACAATCACTATCCACCGAGCAACGTCTGTCCAAGGCTGTTGTATCCATCATGTCAAACCCACGTTACGTTGCGCTGGCAGGTGTCTTGATGATCGGAGATCGCACAGTTGACGACACTGTGCCGACCGCTTGCACCAATGGTCGCGACGAAAGGTATGGCCGTGCCTTTGTTGACTCACTCAACGATCCCGAGTTGCGCTTCTTGGTTCTGCACGAGGTGTATCACAAGCTCTATCAACACCTCCACACTTGGCGCCATCTATACGACGAGAACCCGCAGCTTGCGAACATGGCGTGCGACTATGTGATCAACCACAAGATCAAGCACGACAACAGCGATGGCTTTGCCACTATGACAGGTGCGTTGGAGAGGGGATGTTATGACCAGAAGTATGCAGAGTGGGACAGCGCACGAGTCTACAACGACCTAAAGGACGATATGGAGAAGAACGGCGGCGCTGGTTCTGGCGGGGGAACTGGCTTCGATGAGCACGATTGGGACGGAGCCAAAGAGTTCACAGCAGAAGAAAAGCAGGAGCTTGCGCGTGAGCTTGACGAGGCAATTCGCCAAGGCGCTCTCATGGCAGGTAAGACAGGTGCAGATGTGTCTCGTGACCTACAGGATCTCATGGAGGCTCAGGTTGATTGGCGCGAGGTGTTGCGTGAGTTCATCCAGACAACCTGTGCAGGTAGCGACTATTCAACATGGCGCAGACCCAACCGTCGCTTCATCAGCTCAGGCGTCTACATGCCGAGCGGAATATCTGAACAGGTGGGTGAGCTTGTGATTGCTATCGACACGTCAGGTTCCATTGGTGACACCGAGCTTGCTGACTTCCTTAGCGAGGTCAAGGGTATCGCCGATACTGTCCACCCCGAGGCTGTGCGGCTCCTATACTGGGGTAACGAGGTTGTGGGTGACGAGCGCTATGAGACGCATGAGCTTGATACACTGGTGCAGTCAACAAAGCCGCGCGGTGGCGGTGGCACAGACGTCAACTGTGTTAGCGACTACCTAACCGCTGAGGGTATCAAACCTCAGGCAGTGATCGTTCTGACAGATGGTTACGTGTTTGGCAGATGGGGATCATGGTCTGCACCTGTGCTCTGGACAATACTCGACAACAAGTCAGCGTCACCTGACTGCGGTAAGACCGTGCACATCAACGGGAGGGACTTGTGATGTCCAAGGTATACCCCAAGGAGTATTCTCTGACCTTACGTCAAATTACAACAAAGGAGTCCTGATATGGGATACAGAAGTCAAGTTGCCCTCGTTGCAGGGTTCAAGAACAAGGAGCAGTTCGACGAGGTGTGGGCAGTCTATCTGATGGACACGCGCGTGCAGGCGCATAACCTCGCAGATGACTGGAAGCAGGCCAGCTCTAAGGGGCACCCCGTGCTCTACTTCGAGTCGGGGGCTAGCAAATGGTATGATGGTTACGAGGACGTGAGCGGGATGGAATACCTTGGAGAGCTCATGCAGACTTTCCACGAAGAGCGAGGCTTTCCTTTTGTCTTCCACAAGACACGTATCGGCGAGGATACCGCCGACATCGAGGAAGAGGACACCTATGAAAACGACGACGACACAGACATGATGGAGATTATATACAGTAACGTGGTTGTTGAACGCTCGGTATCCGTGAATTTTTAACAGCCAACCAACCAACCAACCAACCAACCAACCGACTTACTTACTTAGGAGAAATACAATGGGTTATTTGAACACTTTCGATGAGGTGGAGAAACTATACAACAGCATCAAGCCTGTGGTCAGCAAGTATAACACCTTGGAACAGGACGTGCGCCCTATAGGTTCACGCTCCAACAAGCAGAAGAGAATCAACAAGATCAGCGCCAACACCTATGCACTCATGGACTATGGCTTCATTGATGATGTGGCCTACTGGGGCGAGACGGACCCCATCATATCAACAAAGGCTGAGGTGGCCAAGAGTGCTCCTATTGTGTGGCGTCGTTTACCAGACGGTAATGAGACAGTCACAATTCACAACGCGAGCCACGGCTTCGCAACCTCTTGGTATGGGTGTCTCCGCAAGTGGTTGCCCTCAGGCCTTAGCTTTTCCAACTCGGGTCGCCATGAGATCGTTACGCGGACACCCTTGGGGCCTGAGACATACTTCCTACCTATAAACAAGTTCGTGTCCGAAGAGCGAGCCCGCCAACTGAAAGCTTATATTGCCATTGGCCATTGGCAATTTGGCCAAAATGTAGAAAGCTTTCAAGGCTTCGGCAACTCAGCCGATAAGGAGAAACGTCTGACGTTCCAACGCAAGGGAGATAGGCTCTGGGAACTTATCAGTCCTGAACATGTGGCGGTGACCAAGGGTTCAACCTATATCGACAAGGCGTTGAAGGCGACATTCAAAGAGGACATCGCAACATTCAGAGCTTGGTTGTTCACCATGATCCCCCTTCTAGATGTTCCAGAATACAACAAAAACAAGAAGGACATCTTAAAGAATGCGTCTTACGCATTGGAAAAATACATTGCTAAGCCTATCGGTGGTTTAAACGTGTTTGGTGCTTGGTGGACTAAACTTCCAGCGGATGCCGTCAGCGCAGGTCTGTCACAATCTGACCCAGAAATGTCCATGGCTTTAGCGTATGGTTTTATTGGATATTACTCGGGTATCGAATACGGTTGGAGTTCTGGCTCAGTGGTCCCTATTTTGGACGATGCCAAGACCAAGCGCCGCTTCAACGCCTACATCAACACCATACTCAAACTCAAAAAGAAAAACTAAAGAGGATACTGACCATGACCTTCCCACACATCACTGTTGCAACCGCAAAGAGCGTCATAGCCTACTCCGACAAGGGGACTGATTGTCGACTGGTTGAGTTCTTTGCCGAGATCAAGAAAACTATTCCCTTGGCCCATCTCGTTCCGTTCACCTCACGTTCTGGCTATCTCTACGTTGAGGGTGAACTATATGTTCGGGGCACCTTGGAGGTGTCGTCAAAAGTTAGAGATGGCACGTTGGTCAACACCTACATTATCCATTCTCGCCAAATCCGCAGGTTCCGTAATCGGGACCACAAGATGCAGCACGCCAAGGAGAGCATCAACCTGAAGACCGCTGTAAAGTCAGCCAAGCAGTTTATGACGGCATATTCCGTGGGGGATAAGGCAAGAGTCCATAGAAATCAAATAAAAACCAAAATGGCAGAGGTTGAACGCGAGGTTAGTTACGAAAAGAGAAATGTGGCTAGGGACCTCGGACTTAACATTATGATTACCGCAGACACCCCGGTGATCCAAGAGCTCAGGAGACTTGTTGACATGGGGCACGAGTTCGTTGACCCCTCAATGACCGGCAGATTGAACTCTTACTTTAAAAAACTGGACGAACACAAAACCCTCTTACTTGAAACGCCGAGTGTGACATACGTTTACCTTGGTGACTACTGTTACGAGACTGCCTCTATGTCAGACAAGGCCACCTTCTTGTATCCGAACAGTGCGTATTATTCGGCAGAAAAACTACCCGAGCCCATAAAGGGACGCCTCGCGGTGTTATCAATTCTGGAAGACGGAAACTTCGTCCATGGGGTTGGGGGCCGTATCAACGATAAGGAATATTATGTCGTGGAATAGTGACGATAAGACTTATCGTGTGACTGTAGATAGAGGCACGAAAGTAACCAATGTGGTATGTATTGGCATGGATGCGATTGACTCTGAGTTGGAGGGGGTCTACCTTGATACTTCTCACTTACCAGACTGGGTTCAACGCAAACTTGCCGTGCTCGCCATGACTGATCCTAAGCCTCCGCCCAATCAGATCGACGGTGTGGGGGTCAGAATAAACGAAGATACTTTTTGGATATACCATGAATAGGAGGTGCGTATGGCATCAACACCAGAAGCGAAGGTGAAGAAGGTTGCGATTACCAAACTTAAAGGCCTCGGGGCATACTTCTTCCCCCCCGTAACGGGGGGTTACGGAAGTAGTGGCGTCCCAGATATTGTCGGGTGCTACCGAGGACTGTTTTTCGGAATGGAGTGTAAGGCTGGAAAGAACAAGCCAACTCCGCTGCAACAGAAGAACCTTGACGACATCGCCGCTGCAGGAGGTCTTGCCTTGGTGATCAACGAAGAAAACATGAACGAGGTTAGTGATCTACTAACCTCAGCAACACAATAAAGGAATGAGACAATGCAAGAGACAACAGTTTTCGTATCCCACATCAGTGATCAAGGCGTGGGCTTTGGTATAAACGCAAGCACGGGTGAGAATGTATATATCCACCCCAAGTTTGTTAAGGACAACAACATGGATGTTGGCAACCAGTTCAACACCACGGTGATCCCGAACTCACCAGAACTTCGCAGCAAGACACCTTGGATGGTAATGTCCGTGTCAGGTTTGGTTGAGAAGGTGCCGACAACTGAGAGCCGTAAGCCACGGAACTCCCACTCGGCAGCTGCTGAATTTGACATCACGGTTCTCGAGGAGCTCAGAAAGTTCACATTCACATCAACCATGGAGCTTGCTGCGTGTATGTCTGAGGACTCAGCCAAGGTTCACAACTCTCTCAGCAGACTCCACGAAGACGGCAAGTGTGCTCGCGCCAAGGTTTTCCGCAAGGGTGATCAGAAGATGGCATCGTTTGTTCTGTGGGCGGAGGACACCAATGACTTCTTGTCAGGAGACGAGTCGTGAGTGCAGCACTCCTTATATACGGCATGGGGGCAGCGGCTATGTATTTCGCTATTATTGATCTGGCCAAGAACTATGGTGCGCACGTGACCACATGGGACACCTGTGTGACTTGGCCATACATCTTCCTCTATTTGTCCTTCTATGGGCTGGTCGATCACGTAACCCAATGACGCAAGACGGAGAATGACATGACTGGCGCACAGGTTGAACAGCGGAGTAGATCGCAGGGGGGCACGCCTTACCTGCAAACCTGCGCGACTGGAGGTGGAGGACGGGTTCTGGGGCTATGTTGCGCCCCTGTGTGATGGAGACGCGGCACCTGCACCATACGCTCGTGATGGTATGGCACCATGTAATGCCAGAGGCCGCTCGTGTGCGACCCTATTATAGAGCGTATAGTTTCGGACCTTTCTATAGCGAGGCGTATATGCGTCAATCGGTAACGGTGATGGGTGCCGAGTTGTCCAGTCGATACGACTTATCCCGAACGCAGGCGGCAGAGTTAGCCGCCATGAGCGAGTACTTGAGGGGCGAGCAGCCTCGTGTGGGTATGCAGAAAAGAATCAAAGGAGAAACAGAATGACCAAACAACAAGAACTCGACGACCTTAAAGACGCAGTGGCAAGCTGGCGCAAGCAGCGCGACGAGTTGTCAGCCAAGTATCAGGGGGTCCGCCCGTCATACGTCAGCACCGATCTGGCAATACTGGAAGAGCGCATTCAGCGCTATGTGGCACAGATTAAGGAGATGGAATAATGATTATCAACCAACGTGAACTGAGAGACGCTCAACCGCTTAGACCTCTCATGGAAGAAAAGATGAAGAGCAATGGTGTGAGTTACGGCATGTCAGAGGCGGGCTATGATGTTCGTATCAAGCAAGATGTTCTGCTTCATCCGTTCAAACGATTCTCTCTTACCAGCACATTCGAGTATTTCCACATGCCTGACAATCTCGTGGCTATCGTCCATGACAAGTCCACTTGGGCTCGCCGAGGGCTATCTGTGTTCAACACGGTGATCGAGCCCGGATGGAGGGGTTGGCTCACGCTTGAGCTTGTGTATCACGGGTGGAAGCCGCTCTACGTGCCTGCTGGAACTGGTATCGCACAGTGCATTTTCCATGAAGTAGTCACCCCTGTCCAATACGACGGGAAGTATCAGAACCAAGAAAACAAACCAGTCGGAGCGATTAGAGCATGACACCGAAACAAGAAGGCATATGGGCCTACATCGTAAAGAACCCCACAGCCCCCCTATCAAAAGTGGCGAGAGCAACCCGTAGTTCGCCCAGCTACGTGCACAGCCTGAAATCAAAGATCGGGACGCCGAATGAGGTGTTCGAGAAGGAAGCCAAGGCTGCGAAAGTGACACGAGCGTCCATCCTCGACACGGCCAAAGCATACGTCACCAAAGACCGCGCGGCTGACCATGGGGATATGGAAGACAACTTCGCCGTTATCGGGAAATACTGGTCTGTCCACCTCGGCGTTACCGTTACGGCAGTGGACGTGGCGGTCATGATGACTCTCCTGAAAGCCGCTCGGATCAAGTCCAATCCAGCCCACCAAGACAACTGGGTTGACGGTGCGGGCTACATGGCCTGCGGTGGGGAGATCGCAGCGAAATGACAGGTAAGAAAAGAGTCCTACCGAAGCTAAAGGACACGAGCGTTCAGGTTTTGGATATGTACAAATCGGGAATGCTTCAAAAAGACATCGCGGACCGTATGGGTATGAAATACACCCGTGTAGCTGGGATCATTTGGCGAGCTAGGCAGAGGGGTGAACTGGATAACCCCCGTGCAAACATGCCACCTGAAAAGCGTTTGGCTTTGAACATACGTGCCCGTTTCAAACTGATAGGGTCTGTCAAGAAGGCCATGTTGAACTCTATGACGCCTGAGTCCTTTGAACACATGCTCACACAGGCTGATCGAGGGGGTTACGAAAACATATCAGAGTATCTGATAGACCTCGCAGTTGATGAATATTTTAAGGAGAATAAAAATGCAGATAATGGTTGATCTTGAGACAATGGGAACACGCTCCGATGCACCTATTGTTGCTATCGGCGGTGAGGAATGAAGACCCCTGTATCTTTGGACATCGAGGTGTACAAGAATTACTTCTTGGCCTTGTTCATGTTGGAGGATGGTCGTTCGAAACGGTTCGAAATCTTCAATGGGGATACGAGCAGTTTTGATCCCGAGGCTATTCTGAAGATACTTCAGAATGAAAAGTTTGAGATTGTTACCTTCAACGGTAACAGTTACGACATCCCAATCCTGACCCTTTCGCTGATAAATCAGAACACTGCACTGCTGAAAAGCGCGAGCAGCAAGATCATCGAGAGGGATATGAAACCTTGGACATTCTACCGTCAGGAGGGTCTGAAAGCTCCCGACCTCAACCATGTGGACCTGATCGAGGTTGCTCCGTCAATGGTCGGGCTCAAGCTCTACGGGGGACGTCTCGGCAGCAAGAGGTTACAGGAGCTACCTATCGAGCACACAGCTGAGATAACCCCAGAGCAGGTGCCTATTCTCAGAGAGTATTGTAAGAACGACACTGCCGTAACTTTCGACCTATACAGGGCGCTCAAGAAGCAGATTGATCTGCGCAGAGTGATGGGTGAGCGCTATGGTCTTGATCTCATGTCAAAGTCAGACGCACAGATTGCTGAGGCTGTTCTAAAGTCAGAGTATGAGAAGATCACAGGTGGCGCCCCTCAAAAGGTGCCCGCCAAGAGCAGCGTGTTCCGCTACGATCCTCCGAGCTATATCCGTTTCAGCACACCTGTGTTGCAGGATGTGTTCAATACCGTGTGCCAAGCTGACATGGTTATCAAAAAGGACACGGGGCACGTCAAGATGCCCGCTGAAATTCAGAACCTAAAGATCACCATCGGTGGGAGCACCTACAAGATTGGTATCGGAGGTCTTCACAGTCAAGAGTCAGAGGTCGCACACCACAGCGACGACGAGACAATACTGGTGGACCGTGATGTGGCGAGCTACTACCCGGCCATGATGTTGAATATGAACATGGAACCCGGCGGCTTTGGGCGCCACTTCAACCCGATCTACAGATCCATCTTGGATGAGCGTCTTGAAGCAAAACATGCTGGGGATAAGTCCAAGTCAGACTCTCTAAAGATTGTTCTCAATGGGACGTTCGGTAAGACATCAAGCAAATACAGCACATTGTATTCTCCAGACTTTATGATCAGGACAACTCTGTCTGGGCAACTAACTCTGCTCATGCTGATCGAGGCACTTGAGAAGCGATCTATCCCTGTCGTATCGGCCAACACTGACGGTATCGTTATCGAGTGCCCACGTGACAGGCTCGATGAAGTCAACACCCTGATTGGGAAATGGGAGAAGCACACAGGGCTCGATACAGAAGAGACAGTGTATAAATCACTCTATTCTCGTGATGTGAACAACTACATTGCTGTGAAGCCCGACGGCACCGTCAAGGGTAAGGGTGTTTTCGGTCCAGTCACTCTGTCAAAGAACCCGCAGAGTCCGATCTGTCCGTTGGCTGTTATTGAGTACCTAACAAACGGGGTGCCGTTTGACGTAACAATCAAGGGGTGCACAGACATTTCCATGTTTCTATCGCTGCGCACAGTGACGGGCGGTGCAGTCAAGGATGAGGTTCCACTGGGCAAGGCTATTCGCTGGTATTACTCCACGGAAACCTCAACCAACATCACCTATCTCAAGAATGGAAACTCAGTTCCGAAGTCAAAAGGTGCCAAACCTTTGATGGATATACCAGACGAGTTCCCTAGCGATGTTGACTATGGATGGTATATACGCGAATGTGAGTCCCTTCTCATGGACTTGGGTGCAAAGGAACGGCCCTTTGTAGAAAAGATACCTCGCAAGAACAGCAAGGCTTGGAAAAACCTCGTTGAGCTCGGGGAGATTGTGGAAAATGATGAAGGGAAATGGGAGTGGGTCGATGTACGATGAAGAAAAGAAGGAGCTGAAAAAGCTCCAAAGAAAACGTTACGATCTTGAGCGCAATCTGCAAAAAATGGAACAGCAATGATCAAAGAGCTGGGGGTTTCAAAATGAGTAAAGCAGGCACATGGTCCTTCAGCAGGATCAAGGCATTCGAGCAGTGCCCGAAACAATTCTACCACGAGAAGGTGCTCAAGCAGTATCCTTACGTGGAAACCGAGGCGATGCGCTACGGCACAGAGTTTCACAAAGCCTGCGAGGATTATATAGGCGATGGCACTCCCATCGACCCGCGATTTGCTTTCATTGAGCCGACCCTCAAAAGCTTGAACAACAAGAAGGGTAAAAAGATACCCGAACAGAAGCTTGGGTTGACTGCGGATTTGGAGCCGTGTGGATTCTTTGACAGCAATGTATGGTTCCGCGGAATCGTTGACCTTGTGATCATTGACGAGGACGATGGGGTCGCTTGGATCGTTGATTACAAGACTGGAAAGAACTCCAAGTATGCCGACAAGGGGCAGCTTGAGCTCATGGCTCTGACAATCTTTGCTCATTATCCACAGGTCAAGACGATCAACGCGGGCCTCCTGTTTGTCATCGCAAAGGACTTCATAAAGGCGACCTATAGCGTAGACGACAAGGCAAAATTGTGGACCAAGTGGTTGGCCGAATATGGTAAGATGGAAAAGGCGTTTGAGGCAGATGTTTGGAACGCGCGCCCCTCTGGTCTGTGTCGGCAATACTGCCAAGTGCTAGAGTGCCCCCACAACGGAAGGAACTGATATGCCATATGTGAACAAACCTCGCCCCTACAAGAAAGAATACCAACAGCAGAAAGCCCGAGAAGGTGAACACGAGCGCCGTATGGAGCGCCAACGAGCACGGAGGGCGATGGACAAGACAGGCAAAGACGCCAACGGCAACGGCAAGGCTGACAAGCGCGAGGGGAAGGACGTGAGCCACAACAAAGCCCTGTCCAAGGGCGGCTCAAACAAAGACGGTGTGCGCATAGAGAGTTCCTCGAAGAACCGTGCACGTAACTATAAAAAGAAAAAGTAGGTCCACACCTACGCGGAGAACAGAATGAAAATTGTAAAAAACAAGGCTGTTGTGGTGTCTGTTGAGCACCCTGCTCAGATCACATCGACGATACCAAAGAGCAAACACCTTGGAGAAGGACAGGTGGCGGTGCACTGGGGCATCTCTGAGTCACATACTTTGCGGAGCTTGAACATCGACGTGCCTTCCCCGATCACAGGTCGCTACACTTGGACGGGCAAATACGCTCCGATGAAGCACCAAGAGGCCACTGCGGCCTTCCTGACAATGAACAAGCGAGCGTTCTGCTTTAACGAGCAAGGGACCGGGAAAACCGCATCGGCCATCTGGGCAGCGGACTACCTGTTGTCTCAGGGTGTGATCAACCGCGTGTTGGTTATATGCCCCCTCTCCATCATGGACTCGGCATGGCGTGACGACCTGTTCACCTTTGCTATGCACCGAACGGTTGACGTGGCTTATGGGGCCAAACCAAAACGCAAGAAGATCATCGAGGCAGGGGCAGAGTTTGTGGTCATCAACTACGACGGTGTCGAGGTTGTTCTGGATACCATTCGGGACGGTGGGTTCGATCTGATCATCATCGACGAGGCGACACACTACAAGAACGCGCAGAGCAAGCGCTGGAAGACCCTGAACAAGTTGTTGGGAGAAGATACGTGGTTGTGGATGATGACAGGGACACCAGCTGCACAGTCCCCCCTAGACGCATTCGGCTTGGCCAAGCTGGTTAACCCCAACAATGTGCCCCGCTACTTTGGTAGTTTCAGGGATCGTGTGATGTATAAAGTAACCCAGTTCAAATGGGCACCGAAGGAGAGCGCAACCGAGGTTGTGTATGATGCGCTCCAGCCTGCAATCAGGTTCACAAAGGAGCAATGTCTCGATCTACCTCCCATGACATACACCCGACGTAACGTGGAGCTTAACCCCACGCAGAGCAAATACTACAAGATGCTCAAGAACCGTATGGTAATGGAGGTTGCAGGTGAGGACATCACCGCCGTGAACGCGGCTATCGTTATGAACAAGCTCCTGCAGATATCGTCGGGGGCGGTCTATAGCGACGAAGGTGAGACTGTGGAGTTCGACATCTCCAACAGATACAAGGTTTTGAAAGAGGTCATCGACGAGAGCAGCCAGAAGGTTCTTATCTTTGTTCCGTTCAAGCACGCCATCCGCATGGTCACCGAACGGCTCCACAAGGATGGGATCACGGCTGAGGTTATCTCGGGCGACGTGAAGGCACATGACCGAACCGAGATTTTCCGTCGTTTCCAAGACGACCCCGACCCCAGAGTTCTGGTTATCCAACCACAGTCGGCAGCCCACGGCGTTACATTGACCGCTGCCAACACTGTTGTATGGTGGGGGCCCACATCTTCACTTGAGACATATGCGCAGGCCAACGCCCGTGTTCACCGCAAGGGGCAGACGCACAAATGCACCGTTGTTCAGCTCGCAGGTTCCCATGTGGAGCGTCACGTTTACAAACTGTTGGATAACAGAATTGACGTTCACTCAAAAATAATTGACCTCTACAAGGAACTGCTTGACTAAGTTACGTTCTGATACTATAAAGTATGAATAACAACAAAACGCGGAGAAGAAATATGACTGTTAAGGTAGACCAGTTGACCAAGGAATACATCGAGCTTCGAGACGAGAAGCGCGTGTTGGGGGCAGAGTTCAAAGAAGCGGACAAAGCCGTCACCGAGAAAATGGACGCCATTAAGTTTCAACTGTTGCAGCACTGCAAAGACAACAACGTCGATAGTGTTCGCACATCAGAAGGGCTGTTCTATCGGTCCGTTAAACAGCGTTACTGGACAAGCGACTGGGAAGCGATGCACCAATTCGTATTGCAAAACGAAGTCCCTGAGTTTTTCGAGAAGCGCCTCAACCAAACTGTGCTCAAGCAGTTCCTCGAAGAGAACCCTGACGTTCTACCGCCGGGCCTCAACGTAGACTCTGAGTACGTCGTGTCAGTGAGGAAATAATGACTGATCAACCATACGTGCAAATCGCAGATGTGGCTCGCCACTTTGTAGTCTCAGTCTCAACAATCCGTGCATGGGTTAGGAAAGGGATCATACCCCGCAACACCTACCTTAAGGCAGGGGATACCTACCGCTTCAAGCTTTCCGAAGTGGAGGCTGCGTTGAGATCCTCAGAGGAAGACGAGACTTGTGAAACACCTGCGCCCATTGGCAACGTGGACTCAGATACCCAACTCGAGATGGACTTCGATACATCCGAGCCAACACCATCAACAACGGCCATTTATAGCCGCAACCTAGACGGAGAATAACTATGTCAGATATGACACTCTTTGAAGGCAACTCACTTGTGAGCAGCGATCTTTTCAAAACGCTTCTTGAGACAGACGACAAACTTGCAGGTAATGGCGGTGGCGCAGGCGTCCCACGCATCAGTATCCGTGGTGGTCGCTTCCGTCAGATCGTCGCCGGTGAGCAGGTCAATGTTAACAGCTCGGGCTCACTCAAGATCAACATCGTCAACGCTGCAAATATTGCTCGCACATACTTTGAGGGCGAGTATAACCCCGACAACCCTGCTCCGCCCACATGTTGGTCAGCAGATACCAAGGTTCCTTCGCCAGATGTCCCCGAAGAAGGTCGCCAAGCCGCGCGCTGCATGGACTGCCCGATGAACATCAAAGGTTCAGGTGCAGGTGACAGCCGAGCATGCCGCTTCTCCCAACGTCTTGCTATCACTCTCGAGGGTGCGAATGATGAGGTGTATCAAATCCAGCTTCCAGCAACGTCACTGTTCGGTGAGGCAAAGGACGGTCGTATGGGTATGCAGGCCTACGCCAAATACCTCAAGGCACACAAGACACCCTCCATGGCTGTTATCACAGAGATGTATTTCGACGAGAACAGCGATACGCCGAAGCTCTATTTCAAGCCAGCACGCCCGCTGACTGAGGAAGAGTTGAAGCAAGCTCTTGTAAATCGCGATAGCGATGAGGCTCAAAAGGCGATCACTATGACAGTGTCCAAAACGGACGGTGGCTCTGCTGACAAGCCCAAGGCTGAGGCAAAGGCTGAGGCAAAGGCTGAGGCAAAGGCTGAGGCAAAGGCTGAGGCAAAGGCTGAGGCAAAGGCTGAACCAAAAGCTGAGCCCAAGGAAGAGGGTTTGTCTTTCAGCGAGACGGCTGACGAAGAGCCAAAGGTGACCACAAAGAAGGCAGAAAAGCCCGAGGTCAATGACGAAGATATTGACGATCTGGTTGACGGCTGGGATTAACCCCCACCTTTAGCTAACATGGCGGGGCGCAGCTGCATTGGCTGCGCCCCTGCTAAACACTCAATACCGTCGGGCGGACACAATGAAAACACAACAATTTTTAGATACGGTAATCGGCGACGAAGGTTACTACTGCATATTCGCAGTGCGTGGTGAACGTCGGGTGCAGAAGTTCTACAAGACAATTCAAGAGGTCGTCATAGCGTCTGAGCATTTTGACGACGACGGGTTTGATGTTTACTACGCCCTCGCCACTTTCGGCACAGCTGAGTCTCGTAAACAGCAGAACGTGAAGCAAATGCGTTCGCTTTACCTTGACCTAGACTGCGGCCCCAACAAAGAATTTCCGAGCCAGATGAAAGCAATCGACGCTCTCAAAAAGTTCTGCACAACGCTAGGTCTGCCTCGCCCAACTCTGGTTAGCTCAGGTCGCGGCGTGCACGTATACTGGCCCCTGATTGAGACAGCTGAGCCTGTGGAGTGGTTTCGTGTTGCGGAGCGCCTTAAGGCGGCTTGCGCTGAACAGGGTTTCGATGCCGACCCTGCAGTCACCTCAGACATGGCACGTGTTCTCAGGGTTCCCGGAACGCACAACCACAAAGACGACCCCGCAAGCCCTGTGAGAATGTTGGCCACCGCTGCTGAACCTGTTGGCTTGGTTGCGTTTGCGAAGCTTCTTGGCGGAACATTGAAGCCAGTTCTCCCTCCTATGGACCTCGGCCCTGATCCTGTGTTTGACGCTCTCATTGCCAACACTGAGAACAGCTTCGCCAACATCATTCGCAAGACAAAGGCTGGGCGCGGTTGCGATCAGATCAAGCACATCGTTCAGAATCAAGATGATATAGGCGAGCCGCTATGGCGTGCAGGGTTGTCAATTGCCAAGTTCTGCACCGACGGGGACAAGGCGGCTGTGGTTATGTCCCGCAATCACCCCGATTACGACTACGATGTGATGCAGAGAAAGCTGTACAACATTCGCGGGCCATATCTATGCTCTCGGTTTGACGAGTATAATCCCGGCATCTGCTCGGGTTGTCCTAACTTTGGAAAGCTGAAGTCACCTATCAACCTTGGCAAGGTTGTGTTGGAGGCTGATCCAGAGGAAGAGGTTGAGGTGCAGGAGCTCGGTGAGGTTAAGAAGATCACCATTCCAACCTACCCGAACCCCTACTTTCGTGGGAAGAACGGCGGCATCTACCTGCGGATCAAGGACGACGATGGTGACACGATTGAAGAGTGTGTTTATCACAACGACTTCTATATGTCTCGGCGCCTGTATGATGCTGAGCTTGGGGAGGTTGTTGTCATGCAGCTCCACTTACCAAACGATCCGAAGCGGGAGTTCTCTATCCCAATGCGGGACGTAACTTCGAAGGACGAGTTTCGTAAGGTGCTGGGCACCAACGGGCTCTCCGTTTATGGAAAAAACCTAGAAAGATTGATGGTATACGTTATGAAATGGATTGATGAACTACAAGCAACAGGCGGAGCAGACGAAGCTCACAAGCAGTTTGGTTGGGTCGATGACAATATGGACGCATTCGTGCTGGGTGATCGTCTGATCAAAGGGAATGAGGTTGAGTATAACCCACCGTCATCCCAGACAAAGGCATTGATCAAGGACGGCGCGTTCGACCAGAAGGGTGAGATTGAAAAGAGCCGATCCCTGCTGGAGTTCTATAACAAGCCCGGTTTTGAGATGCACCAGTTTGTTGTGGCATCCGTTCTCGGCTCAGTTCTCATGGAGTTTACGGGATTGAACAGCCTTGCGATCAATCTCTACGGCAAGTCAGGTGTGGGCAAAACCACTGCCATGATGGCAGGTCTGTCCATATTCGGCGACCCCATGCTCTTGATGAACCACCGCAATGACACGCACAACTCTCGCCTAAACCGTGGTGAGGTGATGAAGAACCTCGCGCTGTGCTCTGACGAGATGACAAACATCAAGAGCCACGAGGCCTCTGAGTATGTCTACCAGATGTCAGGTGGTCGCCAGAAGAACCGTATGTCCAGCAGCGGTAACACCGAGAGGTTCCGCGGAGATCCTTGGGCTTTGATTGCTATCTCCACCACCAACACAAGCTTGTGGGAAATTCTTAGCCGCGAGAAGGCACGTCCCGACGCCGAACTTCTTCGTTTGTTGGAGATCAACGTGCAGAAGCAGATCAAAGACCCTGCTCTGAAAGTTCAGACTGACGCGCTGTTTGAAGACTTCAAACGAAACTTCGGTTGGCTCGGCACAGAGTTTATCCAGTACATCATAAGCAACCGAGAAGAGTGTCGCACACTGGTGAAGGACGTTCGTTCCCGCATCGACAAAGCTGCTGACCTGTCATCTGAGCATCGCTTCTGGTCCGCCGGTGTGGCATGTGCAATCGCGGCAAACATCATTGCTGGACGTGTAGGCATCTTGAATTACAACACCGCCGAGATATTCAGCTGGGTTGTCGATGAGCTCAAGCAGCGCAAGGGATTTGTGAACGAGAGCGGCACCTCTGTGGAGACAACTCTGAACAACTACGCAGCTGAGAACTACAACAACATCTTGTGGATCAAGAGCACTGACGATTTGCGAGCAACAGGTGAGCATAGTGGGATCGACTCTCTCGTTGTCCCGGACGCCCTACCCAAGACCAAGTTGGTTGCTCGATACGAGACGGACACCAAGCGCTTCTTCCTGCTGCCGAAGCCTCTCAAAAACTGGTGCACTGATCAGCAGATTGCCTACTCAGAATTTGTCAAAGATTTGCAGGAGAAGATGGGTGCAACCAAACAGAAGATGCGTATCACCAAGGGCACACATATGAACCTGCCCGCAACGGATGTTATCGTCGTCGAGTTCAAGCTGGAGGAATAAGATGTCTGACAAGGTAATGAAGGTTGACGACATTGCACCGGACAGTGTTCGGATCGTGATCGACTGGGACGCGTTCACCGTTGGGGCTTCAATGTTCATACCTTGTGTGGATACGTCCAAGGCAAAAGAGCAGGTGAAGAAAATCGCCCTGCGTAAAAACTACGAAATTTTGGACAAGATTTGCGTGGAAAACAACATGTTGGGTATACGCTTCTGGAGAACCGCATGATATGGTGCCTTTGAACAGTCCATATTCTGTTCTCCGCTCTACTGCCCCCGCCTTGTGCGGGGGCTTTTTTTATTTGAAGAGCTGGAACCCTTGGTTGAACTCCTCGGCACTCTTGATCATCTCAGGTGAGTAGACGATACCGCCGCGCATCTTCTTGGTCGTGTTCTTGAACCCAACATTTGATTTCTTAAGAGCGTCACGGGTCAGAGCTTGGCCTCGATATAGAGGTGGAAGATTGCGGTTCCACTCTTGGATATCCTCAAGCGCTTCGCGAGCCCCATCGGCGTCACCTGCACGTCTCGCCATGTTGTATTTGCGAGTCAGCGACGTTCGTTTTGAGCGGATACCATCATACTTGCGACGTTCGTTTCTGTTGACCTCAAGCTGTTGGATGTAGGCCGCTGGGGAGAAGCCCAATGCTTGCACCGCAATGTTGTACCCGTTCAAGTCTTCAACAACTGCATCATCTCTACGGGTCAGTGCGCCCTCTGTTCCGAATCTACCGGCCTTCATAAGGTTTCGAACCGCCGTTGGAGCTGCAGCTTCCATACCGCGCCACACTTCCCCATCATTCATCAAACCCACACCGCGCAAGACGTTGTTGGCTGTCCCGATTGCAGGGCCACCGATCTGCTCGGCCAAAGTCCAGATCGGGCTCTGATCCTTGTCGATAATAGGTGGCTGATAGAGCATGCTGTTGAGGCTTGTGCGGGACGCAACATCGGCACCTGTGATGTAGTTTATCGGTCCCGAGTATAGGCCCTCGCCGAGAAGCTTACGTGTCGCCGATTCAAAGTCGTCCTCCCCGTCGTCTCGGAACAGGTTGTAGATCATGCCAATGGCGCCCATCATGGGCATACCTGAGGCACCTGTAACAAGACCGTTCACAAGGAGAAACTGCAGGAGTTGTTTGCGAGCCATTGCTCTCTCGGCGGGCGGTGAGTCTTTGAAAGCCTTGTCCACCATCGAAGACATCATGTGATACTTGTTGATGGCGAAGTTCTTATACATGAAGACCACGTTACCGAACGCGTTCTGTGCATAGACGGGCCGACCCGCCGCGGCGAGCGTGCCAAGGTTAACCTCCACGGCCTCCAGAGCTTTATCCGAGGCTTTCTTCTTATGTGCCAGCGTTGGTACGCTGTCTGATCCAGCCATGATCTTCTTGAGTTCGAGATTGTAAGCGGCAACCGCCAAGACCTCACGGTTATAGCGCTCAGAGTAGTGCATCAGAGCACCTGAGTATTTGTTCAAGCGTTCCATTGCCGCTGAAGTTCCGTCGATCTCCAGAGCCTCCTGCGTTACAGACGCCGCCAGTTGTCCACGCAGAGTAAGCTCCTCATAGAGGGTGTCCAGATCTCTGATATTTTGTGGAAGGTTGGGGTCGTTAAAGTCGTAATTGGCTACAGATTTGCCAAATCGTCCAAAGTCCACATCTCTCATTTCAACACCGTCGGCACCGTCAACCTCGATGGAGCGGAACGTCGGGGATGCTGCTAGGGCCCGGCTTGCGTCACCCATTGCACGGATGGTCGATCCCATGCCGTATTCACCACCAAGGTAACCTGAGGCCATGATCGTATCGAACACGGGGAGCATGGCAGAGGCGGGGCTAAGACCCATGGTTGCGGCAAAAGCGAGAGAGTTGATAGCTTGGGATACTGAGTTGACCTGAGGGTTCTTCGCAAACTGCGCCATCTCGTCCATGACATTTGCGATCAGGTTCGTATCCATGCTCTCTTTGTAACTAAGTCCAGACTCGTCGGGGCTAGAATTAAGCTTTCTTTGGAACTCCTGCAGAGCGCCTGAACCCTCAAGCTGCACAATTTGACGACCAAGGTTCAACCCTGTGCGACGTATTGTGCTGGCAAGGTTTGTGTCAATATCTATTTCAAGGTCACTATCAAGCGACCCGTCTGACAATGCGTCTGGGGATATGTCACCGAGAGCGCCTCTTACGTTCTTGCGTCTGCGCATGTTGTGAACAAGCGATCTCTCAGGCATGGCGTCGAGCACCATGTCAACCAGTTTTGTTTTCAGAGCAGGGTCTTTTATACCTGCACCGTCGATTTCCGTGAGGAAGTCCTTAACAAAAGAACCGTCAGGTCCGCCCTCATAGCTGTAATCCCGACTGCGTTTGCCCATGCTCATCTCTGAGTTCAGATCACCCTGACCACGGGACTCGTTGTAAGCCTGCACTCTGTTGGCAGCTGCCCGCATCTTTCGATCAGAAGCGTGGTAAGTTGTGAATGTTTCCACATTTCCAGTTCTGGGATCAGAGGCGGTGTACTGCAGGCGGAAGCCACCCTCGCGCGTCAGCGGGAAGTAGGGTGTTATGTGGCCGCTCTGTCTCACAAGAATGTCGAGAAGCTTGTCGATGGCGCGACGGCGAGCCGAACCTTCAGTGATGTCTTGGCCCATACGTTCCATAAGAGAAGAAACCATACGTTTCTGCAGGCTGGCGTAATAGTTCCGCGTCTGATTGTAGAGACGTTGTCCTTCGGGGCTCAGGTTTTTGAAACGAGCGCGAGCTTTGATGTAGTAGTCGCTCTTCTCAGGGGAAGGTGACTCTGAGGCATAGGCTGCAGTGCGACCCTTGGATTGGAAGTCCGTATTCAACTTGACCATAGCGGCGGCGCGAGCACCCTCTGTTGGATAGGACGAGCGTTTAATTTCACCTGTGTTTGTGTCAGCGTAAGCAAGCCAGAACTTGGAATATGGGTTTCCATCGAGAGAGCTGTCAACTTGCTCCAACGTATCATCGTGCATGATTGAACGTAGCAGATCGTGACCTTGGCGGTCTTCCCGGCGGAACTTGGCCATATCGTTCACCATGGCAGAGTTGACCAAGGCCAGCTTGTCGTAGGCACCTTTCAAGTTCTCAATAGCGTCGAGGAGGTCTTTTGCAAAAGGTATTTTGTCCTCGGCAAGGCGTACAAGGTTGCCGACTCTGAGAGACTTCAAACCAGCGCGCTTTACCATATCAGGAGCGTTGCTCGCAATGAAGTCACGCGTCATGTCATACCATTTGTCGCTGGTTCCCGCGCGAGGTTTGACCAGAGATTTGAGGGTGGCGATAGCTTCCTTGGGTGAAGTGTTCAGATACATCGGCGCAGCTGAGCGATACTGTGGTGCAGGAGCGAGAATGCTGTCTATGATGCGGTTTGTCTCGGCGAGGTTACCCATGTCCTTGGCCAATGCGCGGCGGATGATCTGCCTCACAGCGTTTGTAAACTTGTTCCACGGATTCATACCCGTGCTGTCCACCTTCGTTTGAGCAAGCATGGCTTGGAACTGGGGGTTACCCATGGCCTCCGCCACAAACTCATCCAAATTGCGAGTGCCGTAGACTTCACCGATCTGACCGCGGACATTGTCCCAAATAACACGCAGCTGTGCCGTTGTGGGTAGAGAGCGATTGGCCAGTGATGCAGCCGTCAAAGCATGCGCCATCTCGTGCATAACAGTGTGGCCATTCATGCCTGTGTTACGATTGATCTGGATCGTGTTTGTCTCTGGATTGAACATACCAGCAGCGTCAACACCGTTTGAGCCGTCGATTGAGCCAACGACCTCGACACGGGTATCACCAACAAGGTCAGCGAATCGGTTCGCCATCTTCTTCAGTGTCTTGTCTGTGCTATTGGTGGAAATTCCACGTAGCGCGCCTGACAAGTCGCCGTTCATAAGAGCCGATACGGTCGCGGTGTCGATGGGTGTGTCCACTGGGGTAGCGGCGAGCTGATACTTGTCCATGAACTCCTGAAGTTCTTTGGCGACCCCTTGGTCATTTCTTATATTTTCAGGGAATTGAACAAAGTTGGTCACTTCACCGTCGGTGTAGAATGTCCCCTCAACACCTGAATCTTTCAGAGCTTGCACATCTTCACTTTTGTTCAAGTCGAAATTTCTATATTTCCCCTTCTCCGTCTGTTGGACAAACTTGGACGGGTCAATCTGGCTTTCCACAATGTCGGAAGATCCAACAGCAATGGATGTGTCTTTTGGCAGCGTTGTGCTTTCACCTGCAATAGCTCTAACAATGTTCGGTCGATCTCTTGCGGAAAGGCCAACTTCCCTCAATGCAGAGTTTAGCTTTCGCATGTCATTGAGCGCGTCCCGTCGATTAAGCTCAACTGATTTTCCGTTAGGGCCAGTTAATGATACAGGAGGAACAACATCTTTGAATTTTTCAGCGACTCCGCGGTCCTGTGACCAATACTTGCCTATCCCGAAAGCTGCCTCTCCAACACCGTCACCTCCACCTTCACTTCTCTGAGCTCTGTATAGGGTTATTGTAGCGGGCTCATCGCTGACTGGAGCTGCAGCAGGCGCAGTATCCTGCACACGTCTTCCCAGTCCTCTTGCGTCAGGTGCGATAGTTTCGGCGGTATCTGCATCTCTGTCGAGGGTCCGTCCGCTTGGCTCCAAGCTTCGTCCACCGTCTTCAACGCCAATTCCAGCTCCAGACGGTCCAGTTGTGTCTTGGGCATCTTGTGTTCCTAGCAGTGCTTCAACCCGAGCAGGTAAGTCTGGTTTGTTCTTTCGCACGTATGTGTTGTTCGCATACTTGCGAAGCTCAGCTTGCACCTCAGGCTCATCCAAGGTTTTGCCCATAATCTTTTTGCGCACAGGGGCCTGCCTTGAAACACCGAGTTCGTTTAGCAGATCGTTGTCGATTGTCGCTGGCTCAACAGGTGTAGGCTCAACCGTAGAAGGTTCCACCTGTGACTCAGGTGCGGTAATAGGTGCTGTTCCACCAAACAAACCTTCTTGTGTTCTCAGGTCACCGCTATTGAAAAGTTCACCCTGTGTCCCAACAGTCGCATTGAGTGACATCTCAAGTTGTTGATCCGCACGTGCAGGTGGGGCGGGAATGTCTAGATCAAGCTGACGGCCTGTACGCTCCTCAGGTGTGAGAATGAGGGGGTCGGCAGGTGTTGTTCCCAGATTGTCTCCAGTGAAAAGCTCACCTTGTCCCTCTAGAACTACGGGCGCAGCTTCTGATACTTCCGCCACCTGATCTGGTTGAGGTAGGGGTTCTATTGTCGGCGCGGTTGGTGTTTCAACAGCAGGCTCTTCTTTAGGTGTGGGCGTTCTTCCACTCTCACCGAAACCCGGAGCACGGGCCGCTCCACCGAGCACGCCCCCTGCGATACCTGCGTCTATATATTCTTTGATTGCATCTTCGTCGTCGATTGCTAGGCCCGCTTGGGCACGCTCCAACATGGACTGGCCGATCTCCGTAAGACCTTCAGTTGTTGCACCACCAGCGGCACGGCTACCTGTGCGCACAAACAGACCCTTGGCACCACCAATGGAACCACCAGCGGGCTTGAACAATCCCGTTATGAGAAGTTTTGAAGCAACACCCTCGAGCGCAGACTGCCCAAAGGTGGACAAAAGAGCGTCCCCTAGATCAACAGATTCTTTCTCACCAGCGGCTACTTGCTCTTCCTGACGTTGTACGTTTCCGCCAAACAACAAGGGTGCTGAAACAAGAGCACCTGCAGCGATAGGGGCAACAATGGCACCTGCGGGAGCGAGCAATGTTGCTGCACCTGCTGCACCGAGTGAGGCACCCAGCTGAGGCACCTGCTCACCGGCAAGCTCTCCAAGGAATGTTAGACCAGACCCAAGACCCTGCACGTCTTGCCAGCGAGTTGGATCAGGATGAGCGATTCTAAGCGCACCGAGCTCTTGCCGTGCCGACTCTTCCAAACCTTCACCGAAGCGGTCAATGGCGCCGATGCCGGCCTTCTCACCGATAGTCTCGATGGTTGTACCGAGCAAAGATTTACTCTGTTGGACGCCCCGATCAAAACCACGCCCAAGCGCAGTTCCGTCGTCAAACTCAGGCGCTTCGCCAAAAACACGCTCAAACTTGCTTGAGTATTCGCCCTCTGCATTTTTTACAAATGCGTTGATGCGGGAGTATTCCTCGTCAGTTGGAACCTCTCCGGCGATTCTCACACTGTATTGTTTACCCGATTGAGCTCCGGGAACCTTGATTATCGCCATTGTGTGCCCCTATTAGCCCTTGGTCGCGTCCATATCTACCCCGGAAGCTCCGCCGGTGCCATTGATCATACCTATTGCGTTATTCAAAATAACCTGACCTTGGTCAACCATATCTGGGTTCTTAGACAATGTGCCCTGTTCGATCAAGGATTGCCCAAGCTCAACCTCGGAAGCTGCCAACTTGCGAACTTGGAGAGGTGTTGGGCCGCTTGGACCACCTCCACCAGATGCACGTCGCGCAGCCGCTGCGCGTTGCATGGCCAGTTGGGCGTTCGCCATACGTGAGTTTTCGATCTCTTTCAGGATGCCCATGCGGTCAGTGTCATATTGATCACGGCTTGCACGATAAGATTGCGCACCCTGCAGACCTGCCTGTCCGAGAGCTGTGCCAAAGTTTGGCTCATTGGAACCGAGAAGACCTAGACCAACCTCAGCAAGGGCAAGCCACTTGTCCTGTTCGCGAGCTTCCTCACGACGCTTGAGCGTAGACATGAGCTCCTCTTCGTAGGTTCCAAGTTTGCCTGAGCCGCCCGAGGTTTGACCAGCAGAAGCTATGCCGCCTGAGGTTTGACCAGCAGAAGCCATGCCGCCTTGGGGCGGTGAAGTGGGCATAGCTGTGGGAGTTTGGCCAGCTTGTCGTTGAGCTTGAGGTGAAACAAATGGAGTCCCGTCGCGAGATGGAGCCATGAGATCTGCAATTCCACCCGTTGGTATTACCAAAGGTTTCCCTGTCTCAGCCCCTTCGCCAACCTTACCTCCCGGACGCAACCTGTCCGCAAAGTCGTACATTTCCGCGCCGAGTTCTGGGTTGGTTATAGAGGTTGCCCAAGCAGGAAGATCGACAAGTTTGGCAGCGCCAGAACGTGCAAGGCCCACAAGATCAGGGGTATTATCAGAGATAAAGTTTCCAACACCCGCGGCTGATTCAATCGCGATGAGGTTTGTCTCGAGAGCTTCACGTTGGTTATCCGTCAGGTCCGAACCTGCAAGTCTACGTTGGGTTTCCGCAATACGGTCACCGAGGGTTTGGGTCGGCACAGGGGCTTCTATTTTCACAGGTAAATTTTCAGATGGGAGCATGGTGTCATAAGCCTCACCCGAATCTTGTCCACCTCCCAAGTCTGCACGGCGAGATATGGCATCTTGCTGCTGCGGGGTCATCTCCGACATAAACATCCCACTTGCCGAATCGTAACGATCCACAGGCTGTGGTTCCGGCATGCGAGAAATATACTCGTTAACCGACATACCCGCCGCATTGGCGGCTGAAATCGTAGCAGGGTCATTGGCAAGGAAAGAAGCGCGCCCACCCTCAGCCATTTTCACAGGCTCTTGAGTGTTTCGGACGCCTGTGTTCTGACCCATGTTTGTCTGCGGTGCCATGGCTTGTGCCATAGAGGCGATACCTTGCTGTGGAACACCTGCGGCGTTGACCGCTTCTTCAGCTACCGTGGGCTGCATAAGTCCCTCTTGTCGCGTTGCGTCTTGGCGCATACGTTGTCTACGCTCGATCTCCCCCAGAACCATAAACTGGGGAGCTCCGCCACTTGGCGACTGCATCTCCTGCACGAGCTGTTGCTCGGAGAAATTCTTCAGTTTGTCCTGAGTGTCGAGCATATTCATCATTATGAGAACGCCTTGTAGAGGGAGAGGCCGGATAGGCCGGCTCCTGCAAGTTGTTGGAAAGCACCGGGCTGTTGAGACTGCCCGGTCTGCGTGTTTTCGAACGTGTTGGTTCCTGTGGCAGCAATGGGCATGCCAGATAGAATCCCGGTCATGTTGCCGATTTGCTCACGTCCGAACCCCTGCTCTTCAAGGAAGTTCTGGTAATCCATGTCGATCTGGCGCTGAGCGTCAGCCTGTTCCGCCGCGCCGACACCCTCAAGAAGCTGCATGTTCTGGATGTCAGTTTGACGACCAAGCTCGCCGAAGCGCGTGAGATCACCTGCAAGGCCTTGTCCAGCCTCGAGCGCTGCAAGTCCTTGGCCCGCGCCGAACTGTTGTCCAGCTTCTGTGCCTGTCTGCACACGGCCAAGTTCAGCTGCACGCTGTTGATCAACGGTCATCTGGGCGGTACGATCAGCGCCGAACTGTTGTGAGGCTGAGTCAAAGGCCCGCTGTTGTCCCGTTGCTTGGATCTGGGCCATACGGTCGAGTAGACCTTCTTCTGCCAAACCCTCTTGAACAGCTGCGCGAGAACCACCAAATGCACCTGACTGAACAGCCTGAGCTTGACGTTGACCACCAAGGCGATTGAAGTCTCGGATTGCCTGTTCCTTTTGAACATCTGTGACGTTCTGCATGTAAGGTGACATGTATTGTGAAACAGCATCCCCAGTGAATGTGTCTGGCTGTTGGAAGTTAAACTCAGAGAACTGTGTTGGGTCATACTGACCAAGTTCTGAGGCTCGGTCCATACCTGCTTGTGTGAAGTCTTGAGCTGCACCAAGACCGGCAAGGCCGGTGCCGGCGATACCTAGTGTGCCCGCGCGAGCAGCTTCGGTTGAGGGGTCATTGGAAGCGATACGTTCACCGCCGTAAGCCTCAAATGGTTTGGAGAACTCTGCCTCCGCTTTGGCAATGTTGCGCTCAAAGTAAGGTTTTGCCCAATCAGGAAGGTCAGCCGAAGATGACCCCGACTGAGTTGTGGTGTTGTTCACTGTCTTGCTACCACACATGGGTTAGCTCCTTACTTTGGTTCCAGCTCTAGGCTCGACTCATATATTCCTGCATCGCGCGGGGCGCAGCGTCTTCAGCTTGGTTTACCTTGTCTAGGAAACCTCCGCCATACTTCTTCTCAAGGGCATCTGCCGTCTTCTTGCGTAGCACATACTCCCCGTCGGCAAGCAAAACATCCTGCTCGCCCTCAAGGGTTGCGGGAACCTTGTCGTCTACCCCAGAGCCATCTCCCGGTCCACGAACAGCACCTGCCTCACCGTTGGCGAAGCGCTCCACAGTATCGTCGTATTCCCCAGACTGAACTCGCTGCACGAGGTCTTGGAGTGCTTCTCTACCATAAGCGGCGACAAACTTACCGAGAACAACCGCTGCGTCTTCTTCACCCATGGCGCCTTTGACTGCGCTGATTGCGTCAGAGATAACTGTCTTCTCGTTGCCCCCAACCTCACCACCTTCGGCCATACCTTGTACAGGCATGAGAGTGTTACGATAATCAAGCAGCTGATCGTAAGTCGGGTTGGACATAAATTGCTGAGACATCGGGTTGGTGGGATCGTAGTTCGGGTTTGGTAGTGGAATAAATGCACCTTGGGCTGCAGCTGTGCTCATGTCGGGCATCTGTGGCAGCGTCACTGTTGCGCCACTATCTGAAGCTGTTGGCCCTGTGGAAACTGTTGGTGCAACACGAATGGAACCTCCACCCTCTCCAATCATTGACTCTTGCCCTCTTTGGGACAAACCTGCAGGGCGCGATTGGCCAGATTCTGTTTGACCAGTAGAACTATCGGCGCCTTTGGTCAGACCCCCAACCAATCCCTTGGCCGCACCCATGATACCTTGACCACCTGTCGCTTGGTTCATTGCAACACCTGCGATCATTCCGGGAAGACCGCCCATTGCGGCACCTCGAAGAGCCGCTGCGGTGTTTGTCAAACCACCGTTGTCGTCACGTGCGAACGCTGGCGCAGCGATACCGGCCAAGCCAGTTGCTTCTCTGCCCGAACCGCGAGGTGTAGCACCGGCAGCGTTTGAAATTCCACCAAATGCGCCTCCGAAGGTATCGCCGGATTGACCGGGCCCGCCGCCGTCTGCCATGTCGGCAAGTCCGCTGTAACCTCCAAAGAATCCACCTCCGGAATCGTCACCGCCGCCGCCGCCCTCACCGCCATTTCCACACATGTCGAACCCCTTTTAGGTTTGTAGGCCTATACTACAACACGTAGTTTGTAATTTCCACCCACAAGATCATAGCCCAACTTTTGCAGGAGGGTTCCAGTTTTGTCTGTACTTAGTCCGCTGGAAACACCTACGCAAATCTCAGCAACCTTGTGCGACGTCCCCCACTTCTCAAACGCGCGTAGTAGATCAAGACCTACCCGGGACCCACGATGTTCCGGGGCCACATACCACAGTGTGTCTGACGCCAGTCGGTCAGTGCCAAAGTAATGCTCGCTGATTGCTCCCAAGAACAACCCGACCAACTCGCCATCTACCTCAGCAACCTGCATAAAGTGGGTATCTGGATTTGTGCTGTAGTGGTACAACATTCTCCCAACCTTGTTGGTGTCATAATCGAAGTCACGATACACACTTTCTTGGTGCATCCGGTATCCGAGCTCGATTGATCCTTGAGCGTCACGGGGCTCCATAGGGCGGACAGAACTCATGGTAGTAACCTTTCGATGGTTTTGGGACCAACGATACCATCGGCAACCAGACCATTCGTGGCTTGCCACATTTTCACAATCTTGTCGGTGTTGGGTCCAAACACTCCGTCGGCGGCGAGCCCCAACCTACGCTGAATTTGCTTAACGGCATCGCCCCGACTACCCTTGCGGAGCGTGGCTATTACCGGTGAGCGAGAAGGAACGTCACCTGTGAGAGCTTGCATAGCAGTATTATATCTCCGCTGGCGATCTTCCAGTCCGATTGTACCGCCGTTTATGCGCCGTGTGACTTTCTCGACGTCACCTGTATCTGCAAGCTTGTTGAGGTTGTTCTTGCTCCAGAACCACAGCGCTGACGCCAAGGCACCTTCCTTTGTCTCCAGCCAGTCAGATGCCTCTTCCGGCGTCATGCCGTAGTCTTTGGCGAACGCCGTGACATTGCTTCGGCCAGTAAGCTGCTTCAATCCTTTTCCGCGGAACCGCCATCCGTCACCCGGCTGCGTATTCCCCAATGCACCGCGAGCGGAGCGGAACTCGTCCATGTAGACGTAGTTGGCAATTTTCTCTGGCTTGCGAGCATATTCAGCAGCGTTGCGCTTACCCACACCGAAGTAGCGACTGAAGACACGCTCCAGAGCATCTTGGGAATAGTTCAGGTTTTCCTGCAGGGCTGTGAAGTCTCGGCTCTCGTGGGCGCATTGACTGATAAACGACGCTACTCGCTCAGGAGTGTCGATACCATATACGGGCAAAGCTTTGTTGAGCTCTGTGCACCATACGTTGAGCTCCCTGTTTGTCGGGAGCATATCCGTGAGTTGGCGCAGTGTGAGTTTCATTTGGACACACCTTTGGTTTTCTCGAATGTCCGAAGACCGCCAAGACCCAACATGCCCATCAGAACAGGCAGCATAACGGAAGTGTCAGATTGTGGAATATCCCAACCAAGCCCAGATGCGATGGGGGAGATCAGGAAGTTTACCGCGAAGCCGCACACACAAATCCAACCAACTGCAGGGCGCCAACCGCCCCTAAATAAGCTATCAGATCCAGCCTCGACCTTGTTTACGTCCAGCTGAGCCTTGGCAATTTCTTGCACGTGGCGCTCGGACATCGTGGCGATCTCGTGAGCCAACCTGTTGCGCTCATCTGTGTCAGGGATAACCTTCTCCAGAAGCTCGGTCACGGGGGCAATCAGTTGTTTCAACATCCAGATATCCTTTTCTGGGTTACCGCATATCTACAGAACGCTCAATAAGGCTGCGGATGGCCTTAATATTCTCGTCCATGCGAGCAAGCGTCACGGCCTGCTCATTCATAATGCCCTCAACTTTCGTCAAGCGCGTATCGTTTCGGATAATATCCTCAGCGTTGTTTTGAATCCCGCTGTTCATACTCGCAACAAACCACACCAGAGCAACTGTTTGACCAACTATGGCCAGTATAAAAGTAACAGGTACTGATTTCGAAAGGTGCCATTCATCTCTTACCATTAGAATACGGAGCCTCCTGCTGGTGCTGGTCCCGTAATCGGCACAGAGACATCCTTCTGCTCGGGTTGTTTGGTGTCGCTCATATTACTATCCTCAGTTCGCCTGTTGCCGTCTTATATACATCATTTTCCGCAAGTCCACCAGCTACGGCTGCGGCGTTGTTGGCGAAAACAGAGAGTCCTGATAGATTCAGAGTATCTCCGCGCACCGGTCCCGGGTTCTGCTGCTGCTGCGCATATAGGGAAAACGCCCGCGTGACCTGCGCCATGTAAGATGCGTTGTACTCCGCCGGAGCCGCTGCAAAGAATGGTACTGTGACTGCCTGTGCCATTAGCGTTTCCCATCCGTACGCATATCTGCACGAGGTGTCCCGAGCCTCCACTGAGTATTCACGTCGTTCGACTCAACCCGCAATGACATTGACCTCCCTCGCAACCTGAAGAATAGCTGCTCGGTGTATTGTTGGACCGGCACAGTGGTGCTACGTGCTACGCCCCCTGAGTTTATCTGGTCAAACGCAGCTCCGGGAAAGTCTTTTGTGCTCACAGTGAAAGACACCGAAGGGGTGTCCGGCGAGTTCCTAAACGAGACGTCAGGGATCACCCTGCTCACAAACATAAATTGCTCTCCGTCACCTATATCTACGGCGCTGGACTCAATGTAGCTGTTTATCGCACTCGGTGGGTTTGTGCTGCCGTCAGATATACCGTTCTCGTGGAAGTATAGGTATCCATCTGTGGAAGCTGCAATCGGGAAACCTGACACGCCGCCCTCGTCCCACGCAGTGCGCGCCATAGTCCCATAGTACCATGTGTTTTCCACATAGTTAAACACGATATAGCTGTCGTTGGTTACACTACCAACCGACGGGTAGAACCACCAAACCTCGTTGAACTTGCTGTTGTTCGCAGCTGTGACTTTGCCGAGCTGATACAGGTTCATGTTTGCAAACACGTACTCTTTTATCGGACATGGGATAATCTGCACGTTACCATCGTAGCGGTAAAACACCCGATCACCCATCCAGTAGACGGCATCGCCAACAGCAACTGCGGAGTTCTGGGAAACAATCGACGTGTTTGTGGAAACCTCAGTCAAACCAAACGTAAACGGCGCACCGATAAACTGCATTGCTGAAACAGACTTATCCGTGAAAACGACGACTTGTTGCTTTGTCTGCACCGCCGCGATTATCTCTGAGCCCGTACCGATACGCAGCTCGCCAGCGGTGTTGTCTGCTCGGGTTTCCCAGTCAGTGAAAGACTCAGCATCTGAGAAGCGAATGATCAACGGGTCTAGGTTGCCCGGGTCACCCTCAGGGTCACAACCGAAGGCAATGACGTGGCGATCTCGTTCTGATACCAACACGATGTTGGCAGCTTCAGGTTGGTTGTTACCGCTGATAGATGTGATATTTACGGCACGGGTGCCAGAACCCACAGAAGAATCCCAGTAATAGATACCCCCGCCCCGCACGTTAGTGAGAAGGTCTTCCCCGAAGTTGTCCATGGACCACAAGCGCAGCTGTGTGCCGGGAATTGAGATATCGGCAGGTGAACTCCACGCACCGCGACTCCATACACCGGCGCCCCAACCACTGCCCAAAACAACAGAGTCCAGACCCGTGTTGATCTGGTAGGCCCCTACAACACTGGCGCCACCGTCCCCTGTGTCGGAACTATTTGCAGCGGTCGCGATCTCGATGGTGTATGTGTTCCGATCTACCAAGGACGTGACTTGCTGCTCTTGGTTCAACACATCCGCCGTTACAGCACCCCCGAGACTCGCGGCTCCAGAGAACGTGACGTAGTCGTTAAGAAAAACATCGTTGGTTGTGTCGGTGACAGTGAGTGTCGTAGATCCGTCAACTGCTGAGAATGTAACATCACCCGCCGCCGTTGTCTCTCGGATGGGTGTGATATCTACGGGCTGGTTACCTTCAGTAATGTACAGTTTCAGGTTAGTGCCAGCAGCGACGTATTTCGTAACAGTGAGCGTTGTCCACACATGCAGCTTACGACAAGCGCCAACCATTTCGCTGTGGGTAAAACGACTCCAACCACCAATAGACTCAGGGAATCCCATACGGAAACGCACCTTGTCGCCATCGCGCCAACCGCCTTCGTTGGTGTAGTCAGTGGTATCCCGCACAATACCGGGCCTAAATTGGAGTTTTGTCAAAGCCATTGTTCATCCAGACTTACTTTCGGCGACCCTGCCGTGTTGTACAAACTTGTACGCTTCGTCGGCGGTTACGACAAATGCCAAGATAGTTGATTTCCCCATAATAACAGCTTTGCACACCCGATGTCTACCGTCGAGCATACGTAGAGGCTTCTTGATGGGGTTTGGCATACCGGAGGCAACCAGTGCCGGTTGGTCCAAATTTGCCTGTGTGTATCTCCGAGAGCGCACATCTATTTCATCTGTGGGTTTGTAAGCAACCATATCTAAATCTATGGTGATAGGCTGATAGCCTTTCATCTTCACATAGCGGTATAGACTGAGACAGTCGATGTACGTTTCTTCTCCGAATACGCACCATTCTCCATCCATCACATGTATCATCGCAAGCGGTAACCAATGCTGATACGGTCGGTTTCGCTACCAACTGCGTGCCACAGGTAGGGGGGCTTGTCCGTGATATCAAACATACGAAGTGTGATCCCGGCATCATCGTAGTCGGTAACGATGTCCCCATCGTCCACATAGCGGAAGAAAGACTTACCGGCCTCTTTTGCCCAAGTTATGTAGAGTCTCTGGCAAGGCACATCGCTGTTCGTATGCCACCCCATAAAACCGGTAGGGGGATAGTGGAAAAAACCACTCGGCATTACTGATTTGTCTGGGAAAGCCTCTTGGATTATATGGGACATCTTTCTGCCGATACCCAAACCCTCAAAACTAACGAGGTTGTCACCTACCGACACTGCCCGGTCACCCTTGGAGGTGCTCACCAAAGCTTCCTCAGATACGTGTTTTTCCCAATCGGGAACGGTAATCGCCCCCACCATTTTTGTATTCCCCAAAATCTGAGGTAGATGCTTCACCACCACACGCTCCAACTCACTCTGGAGGGCCTCGCCTATGGATACTCTAAGACTCATGCCGAAACCACGCTGCGGTATTTTTCTTTGTAATCCACGAAAAGGCAGTTGGGCTCGATCATTGCGGCATCAACGAAGCAGTTGACCCCCGTGGCGTTGGGTAGGTCAGTCACATCCCGCAATATCTGCTTATCGGCCTCAATCCGGTCCATGGTGGCCCGATCACCCCGCGCAAACATTTGCATCTGCAGCCGATCCAGTTGCTCTAGGAGAGGTTCCCTAACGCTACGGAAGACTTCTGCCCACCAGAGCTTCACCAAATCCATATCAAACACTACGTCCGTTGGGTTGGTGTAGTCGTCAAACTCCAATTTATCGACGTGCGTTAGCATCGCCATACGCTCCGGAGGTGAGTTGGGGTCGTAGTTTTTGATCAAGTATGCCGCGTCGGGGGGTATTACACCCCCGGCTCGAAGCTGTGATACCTCCAAGTCGGACACAGTGAAGCACAGTTTGGGTGTGCCGACGGGCTTGTTGAAAAAAACAACACGCATTGTTTGCTCAATAAACCACGATAGATATGTAAGTTGGGTCAACCGAGGTTATGCCCCACCCTTGCGAAGTGTTGTTGTCGTTGCCGCCGAAGTGGGCGTACTCGTTATAGAGTAGCCGTGCATCAATGGTAAACCCGTCCGTATCCGTTGTCTTGACGTAGGCGTTGTAGTGATTGAAAGTCTGCGTCATGGACGTCGACGGGGTCTGTGAATCAACCCCCTTATCGACACTGCCGACAACTATACACCAGTTTGATGTGCCATCTCGGATAGAGCTATCGCAGGTGATGTTGTAGTTCCCAGTCCCTGTCTTAGAGAGTGTGAGGTTGAGAGCTTTTATTGTCGCCCCTGTTGCACCATTAAAGGTGATGAAGCCTCGGGCACGCCCCTGCAGAGCATCGAGAGTATTCAGCTGCGTCTGAATTGGCGAAGTGACCCCATCAACATAGTTCAGCTCAGCAGTGGTGGCTGTAACACCGTCCATGATGTTCAACTCAGCAGTGGTGGCTGTGATCCCATCGAGTGTCAGGTACTCTGGGTAGGAAATACCCAGTGCGTTCAAATTGGTAGCAAAGTTGAAATCTACCACGCTCCCAGTAAACCCATCCAAGGTGTTCAGCTCAGCAGTGGTGGCTGTGATACCATCCATGATGTTGATCTCAGAGGTCGTGGCCGTCACACCGTCCATGATGTTGATCTCAGCGGTCGTGGCCGTCACACCGTCCATGATGTTGATCTCAGCGGTCGTGGCCGTCACACCGTCCATGATGTTGATCTCAGCGGTCGTAGCCGTCACACCGTCCATGATGTTCAGCTCTGCAGCGGAGGCTGTGACAGTATTACCGCCGATAACCAAGGATCCGAGGTCAAATGTCGCAGTGAGGTCGACAACTGCCGCGCCACTACCGCCACCATCGCAGTAGATAATTTTTGTTGTGCCGTTCAACACACTTACATTCGAGCCAGAACCCTGAGTAAACGTAGCTGTCTGCCCGCTGAGGTTCTTTATAATATAGATGTGTTGACCGTTGTTAGGGGTCACAGTGATAGTGTTTGGTCCTGAGGGTGAACCGCCGAGCACAAGTACCCTGTTTTGCCCATCTGACAATGTGCCATCTGTGGTTGGCAACGTGTGTGTTGTCCCCGCCAAAGAAATCGAGCCGACCCCGTTTGTGATCCGGTCGAGGATCGACATGTTGTCGTTTACGGTACTACCCCATGTGGCGGACTGCTCACCGTTCGCTGGAAGCTCAATGCCACCATTTGCTGTATACGTACTAGGCATCTGTCATCCTCATGCTGCTATTCTCGTCCATGTTGTTCCGGGGTCAAGGGAAACATCTGTCCATGTTGTTCCCGGATTAGGGATTATATCGTCCCAATTTGTTCCCGGATTAGGGATTATACGGCCCCAAACGACAGGGTATCCAACTTGTCCATCAGCCGATACGCCGCTTGGAAGAACGACGGCCCCGCCTACTACTGTGGCCGAACTTACACTACCTGTGCCCGAAACTCCAGTTACTTCCGTAAGAGCGCCGGCGTTTACTTCGGCTATACCAACTGCTGCTGTGGCAGAAACTCCAGTTGCTACGGCAAGGGCACCAACAGAGATAGCTACAGAACCCACTGCAGTGGTGGCAGAAAACCCAGTAACCCCGAGATTGGCGTCAGCGGAAATAGCGACAGAACCTACCGCAGTGGTGGCAGAAACCCCAGTAACCCCGAAGTTGGCGTCAGCAGAGATAACTACAGAGCCCGCCGCAGTGGTAGCAGAAACTCCAGTAACCTGAGCTACCACTAATTCCGAGCCTGCACCTGCACCTGCAATGCTTATGCCAGCGAGGGGGGCGAAACCTAGCATTTACTTACTCCAACTCACAGCCAGCATCAAGCGCAGCGATTAACGCAGCGCCCGTCTGGATTGTTACCACTGTCCACGGTGTCCATCCGCTTACGGGTTTCAACGTACTCATTCCGTTCCCTTTCCTTTTCGGCTCCGGCCTCGTCTGACTTTCCTCGCAAGTAAGCCGCTCCAAGCGCGACAACGATAGCGCCAGCGGCGTACAACCAAACCTTAAACCTTCCTATTAGTGCCAGCCCGAAGCCCATGCTCGTAGCCTTTCTTTAAGTATGAACATTGCCATTGCTCCAAACACAAAGCAGCCCACAAGCACAACGATCTGCGCCGTGCCATCGAGAGACTGCAGCGCAGCAATAGCGCCACCCGCTGCTGACACGCCTTGTACTACTGTTGTCTGCACTGTGCGGCTGTGTGCGGGGTGTGCGCGCTGGGCTGATGCAACCATAGGCGGTTGCACAACGGCGGGAGCTTTCGCCAGCCAATCGCGGACGACAAAAGTCGGGCAGGCTTTGTTCGCCACTTCGTTGTGACCGATGACCTTGGTGATTGGATGCTCTGCCTTGAGCTTGGCAATCAATTCACGCAGTGCGCGGTCCTGATCCTCAGTGAAGTTGTCCTCAAACTGGTCAGATACATTGCCGCCGTGTCCACCAAACAAAGAGATGCCAACGGAGCCTGTGTTGTGGCCTTTGGCGTGCGCGCCTGTGCGCTCTAGTGGGCGGCCCTCAGTGACTGTGCCGTCACGATCAGTCAGGTAGTGATACCCACAGTCTGACCACTTTCGGTCTACTACATGCCAGCGACGAACCTCGTCAGTTTTTTCCTGCGACGTCTTGCCAGACCACCATTCTGGCCGCGTGGCAGTGCAGTGAATGATAATCGTGTCGATGGTTCTCATTTTCTCAGTGCCTCTTCGATGCCGTCTAGCTTTGCGAACACAGCCTTAAAGCTCTCTTGCAG